TATTTTGTGACCATGTCCTAATGAAAGCTTACTTAAGATTATTAGAAAATAAACCATTAAATGAAACAAAAATCTAGGTGTGCAATATCAGGCTCATCTGGCCTTATTGGAAGTAAGTTAGTTGAGGTGTTAAAGGCCGACGGAATACCACGTGAATTACTTTACGATCCTTTTAAGTTAAATGAATTTATTAAAGGTTATGATACGGTGATCCATTGTGCTTCTTATGGAAACCATCATTGGCAGACCGACTTACAACAAATCTTTATTTCTAATGTTTTTGCCACCGAGAACTTATTAGAAGCCTCAAGAATTAACGGAGTCAAGAACTTTATGTTTATGGGTTCTTCATCTGAATACGGGGATAAGTATTGTCCGATGGTAGAAGAAATGAGTTTAGAAACCTATTCAATGTACGGATGTTGTAAAGTAGCCGGAGAATACCTAACCAGACATTATTCGGCTTATATGAATACTGTTACGGTGAGACCGTTTTCTGTTTATGGGCCTAAAGAAGATGAGGGAATGTTTATACCTACGTTAATAAGATGCATTAAAAGCGGTGAGATGTTTCTTTTAAGAGACGGGAATCACGATTGGGTATATGTTGATGACTTTGCCAGAGCCACGCAGATTATTCTAAAGAACATTCACTTATTAAGTGGATTAACCTTGAATGTCGGAACAGGAATAAATATCACTAACGAAGAAATAATTACGACTCTTTTGTTAGCGACGGGGACGAAATTGCTAATGAAGAAAATTGAAGGCAACAATCCTCTCTGGGTGGCAGATAGTGGTAAAATAAGATCGTTGGGATGGAAGCCGAAAGTCTCAATCTATGAAGGGTTAAAAAGATGTTATGAAGGAAAAGACAACTAAATTAGTATTAGATACGATTAAAGAAACAGGAGTAGATCATGTCTTCGGAGTCACCGGAGGGGTGATTACGGCTCAACTAGACGAATTTAGCCGAAGGGATGATATTAAATTTGTTCCTATGCAACACGAACAAGGAGCGGCGTTTGCCGTTGAGGCTTATTCTAAGTTAAAAGGCTATGGATGTGCCATGACTACCAGCGGGCCGGGGGGGACAAATCTAATTACCGGAATTACAGGCTGTTATATGGATTCCGTCCCCGCTTTGTTTATCACCGGTCAAGTACAAACTCCTGATAGAGCCACTAACGGAATCCGTCAGAAAGGTTTTCAAGAGATGGATATGTGCGGAGTCATGAAACCCATAACGAAGTCGAGCGAATATGTCATCACTGCCGAGCAATTACCTAAAGTTTTAGGCGATTCAATTAGAACTTCTTTAGAACACCGTCGAGGGCCAGTACACATCGACTTGCCAATGGATGTCCAACAAGCCGAAATAGAAGCAGTGACGATTGATTGGCAACCAAGATTAAATCCTAAAGAAATAGACGTTACCGAAGTAAATGAGATGATTAGCAGAGCCGAGAGGCCAGTGCTAATTGTAGGTAATGGGGTTAGATTATCAGGAGCAGAAAAAGAACTTCAAGAGTTATGTACTCAACTAGGGTGGCCAGTTCTACCTTCTTGGGCCTATTGTGATTTTCAACACGAGAATAGATTAGAACTGTTTGGAGTCTACGGTAACCGAGGTTCGAACTTTGCTGTCCAGAATTCTGACCTTATTCTAGCTATCGGGACACGTTTAGACACTAGAATGACTGGCAGTAATCCTAGACAGTTTGCCAGAGAAGCGAAAAAGATTATCGTTGATGCCGATGGATGTGAAGCCCGTAAAGGGCCGATTGTTTTCGATACTGTAATTGAAACAGATGCTAAATCATTTATTACCTCAATGCTTAAACATCTTGAAAGAAAAGATGTTAGTGGATGGCTAAAAAAGTGCAAAGAATGGGTAGCGAAATATCCTAACGTAACTAAAGAACACTTTAAAGATATAAATCCTTATTCAGTCTCAAGAATCATCAGTGACTATGCTAAGGAAGGGGACATTATTATCCCTGATTGTGGAGGGAATCTAGCTTGGACGATGCAAAGTTGGCAGTTTAAAAAGGATCAGAGATTATTTAGCAGTTGGGGAAACTCACCGATGGGATATGCCCTCCCAGCTTCGATAGGGGCTTATTTTGCCACAGGTAAGAGTCCAATTTGTATTGTCGGTGATGGGGGAATTCAAATGAATATTCAAGAATTACAGACGATTGTTAATTACAACATCCCTGTTAAGATATTTGTCTATTCAAACGAAGGGTATGGGATTATCAGACAATTTCAAGATTTATATTTTGGAGGCAGACACGTAGCGACCAGAGAAGGTACGCCAGACTTCGCTAAATTGGCTACAGCGTATGGGATAAAAGGAATCCGAGTCGAGAATAGAGTCAGACAACACGTTAAAGCGGCGATGGATTACAGTGGGCCGATACTGTTGGACATTCGTATGAATCCAAACTCGGTAATCGAACCAAGAGCGATATTTGGGAAACCAATAGAAGAACAGCACCCATTTTTACCAGATGAAGAAACTGTTAGCAATTTACTTGTTAAAAGATGGCAAAAATAAAAATGAGGGAAAAACTTGGCTACGCAAAAGGCATCTTCGGAGAAGAAGAAAAAGTCGCTGTTAGACGTTCTTTAGATTCTGGGTGGTTATCCAACGGAGTTGAAACACAGTGCTTTGAAATGGAGTTTGCTAGATGGTGGGGAGTCAAACACGCTTTAACAGTCAATAGCGGTTCAAGTGCTAATTTAGTTGCTTTGCAAGCTCTTAATTTACCAAAAGGATCAGAGGTTATCACTCCTGCTGGTGGGGCATTCCCAACTACTATAGCCCCAATGATTTATTTAGGACTCAAACCTGTCTTTGTAGACGTTAAAGGATTGACGATTAACCCTGACGAGATAGAGAAGGCGATCACCCCAGAAACTAAAGCTATATTGTTTGCTCACACGTTAGGACAAATGCCTGATATGGAAAAACTAATGACAGTGGCTAGAAAACACGGATTGAAAGTCATGGAGGATTGTTGTGATGCAGTAGGGAGTGAACAGAACGGGATGAAGGCAGGAACTTTCGGGGATGTGGCGACAGTTTCTTTCTATCCGGCTCATCACATGACTACAGGTGAGGGGGGAATGGTGCTAACAAATCATTCAAGTGTCTTTAGAGAGGCGTTAAGCATCCGAGATTGGGGCAGAGATTGCACTTGTCGATATGGAGGGCCAAGTCCTCAATGCGGGGATAGGTGGAAGAACCCTGAATTCGACCACAGATATTACTACACTAGAGTTGGTTTGAACTTTAAAATGACCGAGATGAGTGCCGCTTTTGGTAGAGAGCAACTTAAACGATTAGATGGATTTATCGCTGATAGAAAACGAAATTATAAACTAATGGCGGAAATACTCGGAGAACCATATAATCCCGAAATTTCCCCTTTTGCTTATCCTATCTATTCACATAAACGAACAGAAGATTTAACTAGATTAGAGAATGCGGGAATTGAGACCAGAGTATTATTTGCCGGAGATATATTAAAACATCCGGCTTATAAAGACATGGAGTGTAGGATTAGCGGCCCACTTGCGGAAAGTGAAAGATTATTTAGAGAGGTTTATTTTGTAGGGATAGCGCCTCACTTAACCGAAGAGAACATTCGTTACATTGCCAGACAGATTAATTTAACCAGAATCCCAAGCGGAATTGATGGAGGGTAAATGCCAATAACAGGGCCATTAATAAAACTATTAAAAGGAGTTGGGGTAGAAGTAGGGGTATGGCATGGTGAGGGAGCTAAATATATGCTTGAGAATTGCCCTGAAATAACTAGATTGTACTTAATTGATCCTTACGAAAAGGCCTATGAGTTCAATGAGTGTAAACTGCCCCCTCAAGGCTTTAAAGAAAACGCCTTTAAAGATGCCATAACCGATGCTGTTAAAAATACGATGAAGTGGAGTGAAAAAGCGTGGTTTATCTTTGCTAGATCGGTAGAAGCAGTTAAGACAATAGACGAACCATTGGATTTTGTTTACATTGATGCTAACCACGATTATAAGTACGTCTTAGAAGATTGTAATACTTGGCTTCCAAAGATTAAGAAAGGTGGAATAATAAGCGGCCATGACTACAATCGGAGTCCTGATGACGACGTTAAAAATGCAGTCAATAGCTTTATCGAAAGTAAGGGGTTAGTATTAACCGGATCAGTACCCGATTGGTGGTGTTATGTCAGATGATGTCATTTGGGTTGCCCATCCCGGACCACAACACGAAGCATTAAAAAGAACGGAACTTGAGGTACTTTTTGGAGGATCACGGGGCGGAGGGAAAACAGATGCTGGTATGGCGTGGCTATTGCGGTGGATAGGTAATCCCAAATACCACGCTTTGATAATCAGAAAAGATGTTAAAGATTTATCCGACTGGGTAGATAGAGCCAGAATAATGTATGCCGGAACAGGGGCTAATTTCGCTTATAGACCTGCCGAGATTAAGTTTCCAAGTGGGGCGATATTCAGAACTGGCCATTTAAACGATGCTAACGCCTATGAAGCGTATCAGGGCCATGAATACCAGAAAATGTTAATTGAAGAGTTAACACAGATACCACTAGAGGAAAGTTATTTAAAACTTATTTCTTCTTGTCGGTCAACAGTTGACGGATTATCGCCCCAAGTGTTTTGTACTACTAACCCCGGGGGGCCGGGACACGGTTGGGTAAAAGAAAGATTTATAGACGTGGCTAAGTGGGGTGAACCGTATACTGATCCCAAAACCGGATTAACCAGAATATTTATCCCCGCTAAAGTAACGGATAATCCAACCTTAATGGAGAAAGACCCAGGGTATATGCACATGCTTGAAGGATTACCTGTTAATCTCCGTAAAGCATGGAAAGACGGATCATGGGATATTGTCGCTGGCCAAGTCTTTACGGAATGGAAACAAGATACTCATGTCGTTGAGCCATTTGATATACCTAGAACATGGAATAGATACCTTGCGATGGATTGGGGAACAAACTCACCTTTTGCAGTTGGTTGGTATGCGTCTGACTTCGACCAACATACTTATCTTTACAGAGAACTTTACATGAACGGGTTGGAGTTTGAGAGTGCTTTAGGTATGCCCCTAACTCCTAAGAGGCTGGCTAGAGTAATTATGGCGATTAATAAAAAGAATAACGAAACCTATCAGTATTGTGTGGTTGATCCGTCGATGTGGAATGATGCTGTTAACGGAAAACAAAAAGGAGGACAACCTTCAGGCAAAAGTGTGGCCGAAACCATGATGGGAGTGGGGTTAAAATTAATCAAGGCTGATAATGATCGGGTAAATGGATTAGAGAGGATGCGGGAAGCAATTTCGACAGCGCCTGACAAAAAACCTTATTACATGATTTTCTCGACTTGCAGGGAAACTATCAAGATGTATCCATCTTTAGTTTACGATGATTACAAACTTAACGACGTGAGTACAAAAGGTAATGATCACGGGTACGATCGAGACCGGTACCTATTTATGTCGAGACCTACCGCCCCAAAGATTAAAGACCACAGCGAAGATAATCCCGTTAGGGGTGCTTACCTTAGAGCACAATTAGGGGATAGGGAGATAATTACAGATGAATATGACGAGAGTTAGTGTTACAATACAGAAATGCCCAAGGTTGAAACTATTGATATAGAGAAACTTGACAAGGCTTTATGGTATGCCGATGATATGTTATCCCGTTCCCAGATTGAGTATATGTTATTTGGGGATACGGCTTATTCGATTTTAAATAACACTCATCCTAAGTACAACAAGATTTTATTAGGAACTTCCCATTGGAACTTGACTGATTTCGGGACGAGGATATTCAAAATAACCAATCCCGAAGCCGAAGTTACCGACCACAAGATTAAATTTAATTCCCCAGATGGGATTCCAATCGAGATAAGAATCGTTTATAAAGACTACCCTTTTTTGAGAAATCCCGACCAGATTAACTATCGCATGGATTCGTATTGGGTTCCCAACCCTTTTGAACAGTATTGGAAGGTCTATCGTCTCATTCAGTAAAATTGACAAGAAATAGTTTCGACTTTACTATCTATTTATGCAAGAAATTGTTATCGGATGTCTGTTGGCGTTTATTTTCTTCCAAGATTTTCTAAATCGTAAAGAAAGGCAAAAACTAACTGAAGCCTTTATCGCCAAGAACTTAAAGGAGATTCAGGATTTAGAATCGATAAGAAAAGTCAAACCCACAAAACAGAAAGAAGAAGAACCTTTATCTACTGTCGGGGATTTAGACGACAAGGCTTTCGATAAATACATTAAATCAGTTAATGATTTGAAGGCAGAGGATTTCGATTAATGGCCCAACTTAGTCTGATAAACACTTCCGG